CTTGAGAAGTCTTCTATTGTAGATCCTTTCTTTTCTGGTGATGGCGGAGCAGTTATTTCTAACCCAATAACTCAAAAATATTACGCTACAGCAGATTGTAAGTGGGAAACAAAAGAACATTATAACTACGTGAGTAACTCTGGGTTTGAAAGTAACACAACAGATTGGACTGCAGGTAGCGGAACACTTACTCGTATTGCTTCAGACGGTTCTTTGTTACCTAAGTTTGGAACTTATTTTGGAAAGCTAACCTATAGTTCTACAGGCTCTTTAACCGGTACTGCTTACCTTGGTTTAGCAGCCGTTGGTGGAGAAGACTTTGTTATATCTATGTATGTACGTAAGGCAGAGGCTACCTATACTCTAGGATCTAACACCTTTAAAATATCTGCTGCTGAATCTGCTGACTGGAAAAGAATCCACACCGTAGTTCAGTTAACTGCGGGACAGACTACCGTTCCATTTACCGTATCAGTTGCTAATACCTCTGGATCAACCTCTACATATTTCCATATTGACGGTGTACAAGCAGACTATGGTCGAGTAGTAAGTCAATATTTAGATATTACTTTAGGTACTACTTTTGCTATCTCTAATCCTGTTACAGCGGGTAAAACTATTTGGGCAAGTAAAGTTCAAAGCACTGGCGGTGGAAAGAGTAGTTACTTCTCTAACTACGCAACAAAGATTAGTCGTCTGTATGACACCTTAGGTAACTATATGCCTGTTGGAGCTACATGGGGAATTAACCCAGGTATTAACTCAGCATTTTATGAGGATCTTCCTGGGGCAAAAATACCTTCATCTTCTTTTGAACTTAACCTAAACGGTTGGGAAGCAGTTAACTCAACCTTGGTAAGAAAAATTGCTAGCGGTACCTTGTTTGCAGATAACGTAACTCACGGTCAAGGATATTGCCGAGTTACAACAGCCGGTTCAGGTTCTGCAATACCTTTCGGTATTAAAACTGGAAAGATTTATCTAAACCCAGATGCAGGATACTACTCTTCAATTGCAGTGCGGCCAGTTAATTCTAACTCACTTGGTAGCTACTCATTAGTAGTTGACTATTACGACATTAACGATAATGTCATTGTGGTGTATCAGGATAATCTTACTAACAACAAGACAACTAACTCTTTAGATTCTTCAGGAGCTGCAAACACAGTTATTACAACTGCTGCAAGAACTCAAACAGTGTCCGTAACTCATACAGAACGTTGGGCGTATATTGGTAACTCTTTCCCAGTCAGCTCTATAACTGGAGCAGCCTATGCAATTGTTCGTATTACCGCTAGCCCAGCAACCTATGTCTCAGGTCAAGCCTTCGACGTTGACAGAGTTGTATTTAGAGAATAGAATAGATCTATGGGCATAGTATTAATTGCGGCATTAGCTACAGCGTGTATTTTAACAGCTGTGGAGAGCTTAATCAAACCGCTGGGTAAGTGGCGAGGACTGCTAGCTTTAGTCCTTAGCCTACTTGCATGCTTTAATTTAAACACTAGACCTTTATATTTACTCGTATACGCCTTAGCGTCTACCTTTGTAAGTCTTACCGTATCCCTCGCCACAGAGCAAATACTGGTAGGAATCTCCCCACGCCAAGAACGCGGTTTGCCAAACAGGGTGGATTAACGCTAGTATAGATAAAGAGGGAAGGTTAAATATGCTACGACCAATTGTTAACCCAAAATTATCTTTAAGAGCCAGATCACTTTTCTATTACTTTGTTGAAAAGGGTCGGGTTATTTCTGCTGACGAATTACGAAGCACCAAAGAATTCCCTGAAGGTAGGGATGCGCTTCAGTCTGCCATCAATGAATTGAAGGATCTTAAGTACGTTAAGTCTGTCCGGGTACAGAATAACGGCCAGTGGATTGCCCGTCTGAAATTCACAGAAGAGGCTAAAAAACTGTTTTCTACCGACAACGGCTTTTCAGGGCACCTATACATAGACAACTATATAGTTACTAGTGATATAACTACTAGTACTAATATAGTTAAAGATACTAACGTATCTTTAACTATAGGGGCTGCGCCCCAAGAAGGGGAAGAGATGGTTTGGAATCTTGATGGGGATGAAGAGTCTCCTAAAGCAAAGCGAGGCCAAGAAGAACCTGCCACCGGAACTATCGGTAAGATTGAAGATCGCCAGGCTCGCCTCAATGCAAAGTACAAGAAGCCGGTAAAGGCTCAACGTGATAGCAAGGATAGAATCAATACTCCAGAAGAGCTTTGGTCAACCACAGACTTGATCGCAGAGTTCTATGACCTAGTTGAGAAGGCTGCTCCAAATACTTCTAGCCAAGTTAACAACAAGTACTTAGCGACTTGGATTAACAAGCAGGTTGGAGAAGGCACACAGCGCTATGAGGTTCTAAAGGCTATGCGTATGTTCTTTGCGGATCCTCGTAATCTAAACGACCTTGGTATTGGTAAACCGTTATGGCAAAGATTCTTTTCATACTACCCAACGATTCAGGGAGTTGTTAAGAAGCCAGAGCAACCTACATACTCAACAGATAAATTTAAAGCACATCAAGAAAAAATGATGCGACTACTAGAGGGAGAATAATGTACGACTTGTCTAAAGAAGCTCCAAGCATCCGGAAACAAATCGTACAGTGTGGCCTCCCAATGAAAACCATTGGGAAAGAGTTTTCCGATTTGGATCCCACACCCGCTCTTGAATCAGTCAAGAAATGGGTAGCCAGAGTTATCAATGGTGAGATCATCCAAAAGGCCGGATCTCCGTCCTGCGGGCTCGGAATTATGCTGGTGGGTAATCCAGGTCACGGCAAGACTACAATGGCTTCTACGGCCCTGCAGAGCCTTATTAGAGGCATTCCAGCAGACGTCTTAGGTATCCCTGGAGGCTATCCAAAACGCATAGGCGGGTTTATGGACTATCCAAAGCTTTTGAGGCTACAGAAGTCCCAGTTCTCTGACGAGGATGAGGCAACTCAAATCCTACTTGACGGCATATACGGTGACTCGGATAGAATGAATAATGTAAGAGTTTTTGTTCTAGATGATATCGGTAAGGAATATAGAACTGCATCAGGTTGGGCAGAGAATACATTTGATGCTTTACTACGTTCAAGATTTAACGCAGGGCTTCCAACGATTGTAACTACAAACGTTCCTCTTGAAAATTGGGGAAGTGTTTATGGCTCACCTATGGGAAGCTTTGCTATGGAAGCGTTCATACCAATTGAAGTAGAAGCGCAACAGGGGGACAGACGAGGATGAAGGAAACTACTATGAGTACATGGCAAGTTACGCAGTTATTTTTGTCTGACTCTGGACCACATGAGGTTTGGATCAACATCGATAATAAAAAGTTGCGCTGTAATTGTGAGGGGTTTAATTCCCGAAGCATGTGCAAGCACACTCGGTATGTCGCAGAAAAAATGAAGAACAACTTTGGAGTCTACCCTGTAGAAATATCTAGCAAAGCTCCGCAACAGGACGCTGCAATTGCAAGCTTAGATCCTATTATGTTTAGGGATTTTCTATTGAAGTATGGCAAGATCGAAGTACTGTAAACGTGAAAGGGGGCGATATCTCAAATGAAACTCCTATGCGGGTTGTGGTTACTTTGGACTGCATTCTTAATCGCAGGCCCACATTTAAAAAAGTATTTGGTGTGGCGGTCAGTGGTGAAGAAGTTACGTACAATAGACAGTCGCTCTCTTTATTTTGGCGATTTGCAGAAACATACTCCTACACGTTAGAATTAGTAGGGTATGGGTTTTCTCAAAAAGAGATGGACGAGGTTCTAGAAGATCTAGACAATCTTGGAACCAACCCATTTAATTATTCAAAGGCTTATAGAGTTCCTGCGGATCTTGTTGCAGAGTTACCTTATAGACCAGAGCTAAAGCATGTGATTGATATACCCGAACGTGGGCTACGTTACGGGCATTGGTATCTAGATATGGGGGCAGCCGGTGGCAGCAGATAATGAAGAGAGATTAATCTCTCGGGTCGTAAGGACTCGAGAAATTATCCCTGCCTTAGAAAAGGGTGTAGAAGATAGTTGGTTCTTTGTAGATGAGAACCGTGCTGTCTGGAAGTTTATACGCACCCACTGGACTCGTTACCAAGAGATCCCTAGTGCAGTAACTGTTAAAGATAACTTCCCAACCTACCGGTTACTTGCCGTAGATGATTCTTTAGAGTACCTTATTGATCAGTTAGTTGAATACCGTAGACGTCAGAAAACTATTGAAGTAGTTCAGACTGCTGCCGAGATGATTGCCTCTGGTAATCACGATGGTGCGATTGCAGAGATGAGTTCTGGAGTTGCAACTATCTATGATGAGGGTGCTGCACAATCTAGCGATGTAGATCTTACCAAGGATCCAGAAAAGCGTTTCCAAGAGTACCTAGATATTAAAACTCGTGACGGAGCCTTACTTGGTTACCGCACAGGATTTAGAACTATTG